TTGGCATAATCTTCCGAGCAAAATACTGCTCTTATTTCTTCCGGTGAGGATTGTTTTTTCAATTGAACTCTAGCCGTAGGAACACCAGCTACCATAATATTCCATGTCGGATTATCAGAATCTTCATGATATAAAGCCATATCAATGTCTTCTTTACGAACATTCTTCAAGGTGTCTAATGATGCCAACGGTTCAAATTTCATAGCTTCCATTTCTTCTTTCTTTGCCGGTGCTTCTTCGACTTCTTCCTCACTACCTTCATCATCCAATAAACTTTCTTCTTCTTCCTCTTTAGGTTCTACTTCTTTTTCTTCCCCGGCCTTAACTTTTTTCTTAGTACCTTTATTTTTCATTCGTGCTAATTTTTCTTTCTTGTTTACCATTGAAAGAACCATATCAAGATCATAATACTCATCACCTTCATCACCTTCACCACCTTCACCACCTTCACCAAGATCTTCTTCATCAGAACCAAAATCTAGATCTAAACCTTCTTCATCAGAAGGTTCACTTATTTCTTCACCACCTGTCTCATCCATAGGTTCTTCAACTACATCATCAGTCGTGGGTTCTTCAACTACAGGTGCGGGTTCTTCTTCTTCATCCAAACCTTCAAAAGATTCTTCTTCTTCAGCACATACTTCTTCTTCTGGATCACATTCTTTATCATCAAGGAGTGCATCATCTTCTTCCAAAGATTCTTCACCACCTTCACTACCTTCTTCACCTTCTTCCATTGCTTCCATAATAGAATCAAGGGAAATTAACTCATCATCTTCTTCTTTCTTTTCTTCTTCAGCTTTTATTTTTCTTTGCTCTTGGGTCAAAGCATTACGTTTAGCTAAAATCTCTTGTCTTTTTTTACGTTCTTCATCAGCTAATTGACTACGTTTTTCTTTAGCGGATTCCGATTTTCTTTTCTTAAGGATATTAGCTCTAATTTTTCTTTTTAAACCTTGAATTCTCTGCTCTCTTGCGACTTCTTTAGTCATGGTCTTTTCCCCTTTAATTGTTTTTTTATCTTGGCCTATCTCACATAACTCACCACATTTTGCACAATGTACCTTATCCACTTCGGATAGATCATAATCTGATACTAAGGTAGCTTGACAAGACAAACAGTTAACACGGCAACCAGTGGCCTGATCACCTGTTACTTTGTTTGTTCTTTCGTTCATTTCATCTTCTGGTACCAAACCCACAAATTGCATGGGCTTACCAGTAGCAGGACTGTAAACGATCTTGTCTTTAGCCGAAATCATATCAAAATCATTTTCTTCATCATGGTATTGACCATAACTACACCCAGATGCGGGATCTGGGCCGTAATACCAATACCACCCCCAAGGGCGAACAGGATCTAACGACATTGGCTTCTGTAATAATGGATTATATTTCCACCAAGATACTACTTTTTGAGACACAAATGTCTCCCTCACCATGTTGTTCTCGTTTCGTCTAAAAATTATAATAACGTGGATCGAGAACGACACTAGGCCATCCACCTTTATGACCTGCATAAAGTAAATATAATGTAGTTATTAAGTTTTTTTCAGGTAACCCTAAATAACCTAACCCAAACTAAGCCAAAATGGCTTAAAATAAAAGGGTTTCTACTACTACTAAAAAATGGTACCACTACAAGATTCCAAAAACTAATTAGGAGATAGTATGCTTGAACGCATATATCCTCAGTGTGAAGATGTTACTTGCCCACTCCATAATTCTTGTAACAGGGTAGCTACAAGAATAGATAGAAGTGCATACCACACATCATCTGATCCGATAGATGTTTTATTTATATCCGATCACCCGTCTAGTAAAGAAATGTTAAACCCACTTGCTTTTCTTGGACCCGAAAAAAAATTAATAGAAGAAATTGTGCACAACATATGTCCTGACAACACCACAATAGCTTATTCATATTTGGTTAGGGGTTGGCCATGTGATCTAAGCAAATCCAGATATTATGCTAATAAACCGGATACAGTAGTTAAAAGATTACCCGAAAAAGAGTTAAGTTGGCTTAAAACATTACCTTTGTCTACCCACCCACATAAACAACAAATTATTGAACGGTGTTCACGTTATTTATACAATGATATAAATATATTAAGACCTAAATTAATCATACTTTTCGGCAACCATGTTAAAGAAATCATACTCCCAAATGAAAGAAAAAGTTTATTAATGCTGCAAAATTCTTTTAGGGAATTTCAAGGTGCTACTGTTCGTATCATGCAGCACTACACTACGGTTTTCAAAAACCCATCTTGCAAAAAAACATGGCAAAAACAACTTGCATCGTGTCTTACTAATAAAATCAACGAAACCGACAACGATCTAAACAGCAAAATATATGTGGTTAAAAATTTAACTGAAGCGATAGAATATATCGATTGTTTGAAAAATACCGCCAATGATATTTCTTTCGACATTGAAACACTTAACCTAAATAAAAGATATGGTAATAAAATTGCTACATTACAGTTTAGTGAAAATAATAACACCAGTACAATTATACCTTACAACCACGCAGAAAGCCCGTTCTTACCCAATGAAATAGATACCCTTAAAAAGAACCTATACGAATTATTTAGAACACCCAGTAAAATAAAATCTTGGATCGGTCACAACCTTAAGTTTGAATGTAATGTTTTAAGTTCAATTATAGGTACACCCCTAGCATCTGCCCCTATGTTTGATACGATGGCAGGTGCTTTTCTCCTAGATGAGAATAGGGAAGAACGTGTTGCCGATTTTAGGTACGGTATACTTACCCTAAAACAACTTGCTTTGGATTACCTTAATTTCGATGGGTATGATAAAAATACTTTGATTGAACGTAAGGAAGGAAATCTTTTTCACCTACCCCTACAAGAACTAGCTGACTATGGTGGGATGGATACTATAGTAACTAGGCGATTATGGTTAGCTGAACTAGAAGCGGCAAAAGAACAGAACTTTATCGCACAATTATTGAACATGATGTTCTACCACTATACCTATATTATCCTTTTGTTCTGCGATATCGAACAAAATGGTTTCTATGTTAACAAATTTAATCTTAGAAACCTTACAAAAAAAGATTCTCTCATCCTTTCTTCTATAAAAGACATTATAGATAGTTTGAAAAGTATTCCAGAAGTACAAAAATCAAACGATCTTTTACTCGCAAAGAAATACCCCAATATGTCAATTATTGGTAAAAAGCAATGGATGTTTGATTTCTCCAAAAAGGACCACCCCCAAACCTTATTTTTTAAAGTTTGTGGGTTACACCCAAATAAAATAGGTAAGTCTGGATTAGAATCCGTAGATGACGCTTGGCAAGAACAAAATAAAAATCATCCATTGGTTAGCAAGTATATTGAGTGGTCTAAAATGCGGCATTTGTATGATGCCTTTGTTACATCTCTCTATGATAGGGTTGACCCACAAAAAGATGCCGTTGATTCAAACATAGACTGTTGTATTAGACCAAATTTCAATATCATCGGTACTGTTACTGGTAGGACTTCTTGCAAAGACCCAAACTTACAAAATATACCTAGGGGGGATACCCCAGCAAAAAAAGCTATAAAAGATATATTTACTGCGTTGCCCAACCATTATCTAGTACAGCTAGATTACAAGGCCAATGAAATACGTTGGGTGGGTATCTTAGCCCAAGATGAGAATCTTGCTAATGCCCTATGGCAAGGTAAAAAATTGATGGATGAGTATCGGATTAACCCCAGTGAAAAACTACTAAAAATGGCCGAGACATATGGGGATATACATAAACAAACCGCAGCTATGGTTTTTGGTAAACCCCTAGAAGAAGTAACTAAAGATGAAAGACAGATTAGTAAAACAATCATTTTCGCTATCCTCTATGGTAGTACCATAAAGGCAGTAGCCGATTCCATGAATAAAACAACCGATGAAGTTCAGACATGGTTCAACCAATTCTATAATAGATTTCCTAAAATTGCTGATTGGAAACATAGAACAGAGAATATGGCAAAACATCGTGGGTATGTTGAAACAGCAAATGGACGGAGAAGAAGATTTCCTATCTTTTCTTTGTTCAAAGATTCTAATGGATATTTTTCCGATAGCCTTGTACCACCCGATCTCCGGGGGGAAATAGGATCAAATCTACGCCAATGTGTTAATAGCCCAATCCAAGGTATAGCTAGCGATTTTGGTATGATGGGTGCTGCATTATTTAGTAAGTATATACGAACCGAAAATATGCCTTGGAAACTATGCAATGCTGTACATGATTCGGCTGTATATCAAGTTCCTTTTAATGACTTAGAAAAGTCGTTAGAACAAGCTGAGTATTGGTTTACAAAAGGTGTTACTGAATTTATGGGAGATGTGTATGATATAAACTTCAATCTCCCATTGGAAGTAGACTTTGAGATAGGTTTGGTATGGGGGTCATTACTTAAGTGGAATTTTAACAAACAAGAATTAGAAACCATAAAATTAAAATTAATGGAGAAAAAATGAAACACATTATAATAGGTAACGGTAATCTTGGTTTCTCATTTGCAAAAGAACTACTCGAAAGAAATGAAACTGTTAAAATATTATCAGCTAGTAATGGTTGGAGATATCCAACCAACCTAGATGAAATCCATAGCTACGCACCAGATCACGTTTGGGTTACAGTTGGTGCTGGTTCCATTGAACAGGCCAGAAGTAACTTCAATCCCTTTGCCGATCTCCATATCAGGTTACCCGTAGAACTAGCCCAAACACTAAACAATAATGTAACACTCCATGTTTTCTCAACTGATTATGTAATACAAGCAAATAACCTATATGCCTTAAGCAAAATATTTATGGAGAATGCACTTAACGTCATAAATAGACCTAAAACATACATATATCGTGTGGGTAGCCTATATGGAACCTACAAACCACATAAATGTTTTCCCTATAAATTAAAAAAGAATTCCTTGACTAATGAAAAAATTTCACTCCCATCCAACCACATATGTCCAACACCGACAGATTGGATAGCAAAAACTATCTTGAATATGGATAAAGAATTTTTTAGAACCTACACTATAGCGCCCCGTGGAGAAGTGTCCGTAAAAGAATGGGGGGAAATTATACTTAAGCGTCCCTTAGACTGTAACGGTATAGATAAGAGTAGACCAGATGAAGTTACCTATGCTGTTTGCCCACCTTCTGTACAATCACCCACATGGTTAGATTTATGGCAAGAGAGGGAAAAAGAATGGCAAGAAATATTAGAAAAAGTCTTAAAATAGACCCAACCCAATATCTAACGGATTCCGAAAAATATCTACAACACTTCTGGAAACCAAAAATTGGCCACCATGTAGTCTATGAAAAAGAAATATATACCATTAAATCCATAGAAAATAACCAAGTTTCATTAAATGAATGTAATAAACTTTTATGGTTTCCCGATCTGGGATGGAAACCAACCATATCTGATTGCGATGATGTTGCTACAAGGTTTAACGCACAAGTAACACCAGATCAAATTATTTATAGGAATGGTAATAAAAGAAGCATCTTTCTAAAACCAAAAACACTAGATGAATATACCGATATTATAAGACAAATTAGGGTGTTTAATAGTTTTACCGAAATGAGTAATTAAGTATATGAGAGCGTATAATATCTACTTAGGTAAATTCCTTGATTGGTTTCTGGCTACAAAGTTATGGGCAAAAATAGGTATGTTTTGTGCCAAGACAACTACAAGATTTCAAGATTATGTTTCTTTTCCTATTGATGACTATTTCAAAATAGTTGATATGATCGATCCTAGTAACTATTATATATTTTTAACTACCGATACCAAAACTTTATCCGCTACATTAATTAAAACATTAGTATCCACAACAGGAAAAAAAGGATTATTTAGCCACGGTGGTCTTATCCTTTTTGATGGATATAAGAATACCAAAGCAATGCATGTTGACCACAATGGCTTTCAGTATCAATCACTACTATCCCACCTAAAGGAAGTTGACTACCTTGCGGTAATCAAGATACCGGTGAAAGATGAAAACAAAGAAAAAGTAAATAATAGGATCGAAAACCTAAAAGAAAGAGCTAAATATATCCAATATGATTGGGCAGAAAAACTAGATAATGGTGAAAACAAAATATATTGTACCGAAGAATTATATATGATTTTTAAAGATTTGGTAGATAACCCCAAATTCCAACCAAGACAAATAGCAAACCGTCTTGTTTTTGATCCCGATTCACTATTAGAAATGGACTTGGAAATAATTTACTGCAATCACCCCGATTTTTCTCCGGGGTATACCGCTACCAACATATCACAGTAATCACAAATAACCATTTGAGCACCCTTAATATGCTTTATGTGGGTTTTACCATGGGTACACTTCTCACGCAAACACTCTAAATCAGCTTCAGCTTCTTCAATTTTAAGTTTAATAGCGTCCACTCTTTTCCTAATAACAATACCATCTAGCATTCCATGCTCCTTAAGGGTAAGCGGGAAAAGAGGTTCGAACTCTCGACCTTCTGCATGGCAAGCAGACGCTCTAGCCAACTGAGCTATTCCCGCATTTACTACCAATATAGTATTGACTTTTTACTATTTCAAGACAAATATTGGATGTAGTACAAAAACCTAAGAGGAAATAATTATGGATGAGAAATCAGTAGTAGTAAACGCATTTGAAAAAGCAGTAGAAGGTATTTTAGATCAAGCGGCATCTACGGTATTAGCTAAAATGAAACTTGAACAACTTAAAACAGATTTAGAAATTGAAAAACTTAGTGCAAGATCTAATACCACTAAACCACAACCGGTAACAAAAGTATGTAGGAAAAAAAGAGCATCATTTGAATTAACAGATTCAGAAGCATTAGATCCTTTTTCAGAGTTAACATCTAAATAAATATCTCCGTAGGCTTATTTATTGGTACATATAATTCATCACAAATAGATGCGTTAACAAAAATAATACCATTTTTTTCAACTTTACCATAACCCCCATGAATATGTCCGAAGATATGGATCTTCGGCTTTATTCTATCCATCACTTCGTTATACAAATCCTCACAACCCAAATGATCGGTATCAGGACTAATTGTATCCAAAATAGAATATGGTGGTCCATGTGTAACTAATATATCTATACCTGAAGGTATATTTCTCCATTTTTGAAGAATATCCCTTCCACGATTCATCATAAAAGCCCACCTAAGATATGTTGGTGTCCATGGAGAACAAAGAATACTTAAGCCATTTAATTCAAATAACTCATCCTGAAGGTATGTTACATTAGTTAAAAAACTTTTAGCTAACCCCGGATCACGTTCAAAAAACGTATCATGGTTACCAGCACATACTATTTTTATTGGGTGTGGGAATTTACCAAACCAACTATTAAAAGCCATTATCTCACGAATATAGCCCATAGTTGTAAAATCGCCAGCATGTATTAATATATCACCATCAGGTATAGAAATTTTCTTACCGTGGGTATCGGAAATAGCTACTATTTTCAAATTTCAACCTCTACCTACTACTGTAAATCCCGTAAAATCCACGCTAGGTTCTTTTTCAAATCGATTAATCTAGTTTCCAAATCCCAAATATTTTCTACATACTCATCATTGATAATGTCATAAAGAAATTTCTTCTGTTCCGCAGAAAGTCGCTGGGATAAATAATCCAACCCATGGTAATCTTCACCTTCAGCATATGCTCCACTTGAAAGTAATACAATTTTATTCAACAAATCTCTTATTTCTGGAATATGTCTATCGCATCTCTCAACTTCTTTTAGAAGTTCTTTTTTAATATTGCTAAAACAAGTATAAAATTTATTCCCATAGTTTTCTTCAGCAAATATTTTAAGGATATCTGACTTTTTTACATAATTACCAAAAACATTTACACCAATTGCATCAAGATGATTTTTAAGATCCCGCTTATCCATATAAAATACCTTACAGGTATAGAGTATAGTCCACTTCTTCTTTGCAAATTTGACTTATTAAATTTTCCCAAGGTGTATCATTAACACCAAAGAATAAATTTAGATATGTTCCCAACAATTCCCAATCACCACTATACGCTTCCGGTGCCGTAAAAGCATTAGCATCACCCTTAAGTTCAGTCAGGGTTTCAACCACCTTGTCATAATTATGGTAGTCCTTCGGTATCTGATTTACTATAGCATCAATTACTAAGTTAAAAGGGCGCATATGTTTACTCCTTCTCCACATGTAATGCATAATTTATTAAACTAGATGCCTGTTCTTGGGTTAGGTTAGCTTTCTTAGCCAAACTATCCCGAACAGTAGAAAATTTCTTTTTGAAATCTTTAAATTCAGAATCTTTTTTTAGTATATCTAAGGTTTGTTTTAATTGCTCCATTTGGATAGGGGGTGATGCCATAACTACATTACCCTCTACTATATCTTTTAATGTCTGTAGAACTAATTTGTTTTTCATTGATCACCTAAGAAGATTTAAGGATGCTGCTGATTTGTTTTTAATCGCTTCACTAGATTTTTTACTGACTTCCTCTGATTTTGTAGCCATCTTTTCCAAGATAATTTTTAATGCTTTTTCAGTAGGTATAGATTCTTCGAAAGATACTCTTTCTACTAACTCATGTAATTTTGTACTCTTTAGAAGTTGATCTAGTTGATCTTGAACAAATTTATCTATGCGGTTTTTATCAGGCCCAGCACCTTCAACCAATCTGCTCAGAACCCTCATAATTAGCTCCGTTGTTTTTTGTTTACCTTTTGCTGATGCTTTCATCCTAATCTCCATTGACGCATAAAACAATAATAACCAAAAAGTTTAAATCCCAACAACGGCATAATAGCGTAGCTAGGTACAACTACTACCGATATAAATATAATACCGGTGTAAAATAAAAAAATCTTAAACATGCTTATATTACCATTAGTGGTTAGGGCAGTAACCAACAGTCTATATACAAAGTCTATAATTAACATGCAGCCCAAACAGACTATTGAAATTGATATTTAGTTTAATTTTTAATTAAAGGATATAAAAATGTCTAATCCGTATAAAGGCAAGAAAGTCTGGGTTCATGCCAAAACCCAGAACGAGATGGGTGATGCCCCCATGCCGTATTTTACAAATTCTGGCAAATTGGCTTTCGCCAATTCTAGGTTGTCAGACAACAATGGCGATATTAATGCTAACTCGAAAAAAGACCTAATGATGGCTATTGCATCGCTGCAACGTGCCGTTGGTGCCGGTCATTACGAGCAGACTACTGCCAACCAAAAAGAAATCCAACAACGCAGACAAGAATTAGTTACTGCCGCTGTTCAGGATAAAGATGGTGAAGCATGGAAAGCCTTTGGCGAAGTCATTGGTGATGAAGTTTTTGAAACAATGGGCCGTGAAGCGTTTGCTTCTAAGACATTAATTCACAAAAACTTGTCAAAAGGCGAAATCGGTCGCATCAGGATTCGTAAGAAAGACGTTATCACGTTCTTCGCTACCCGTAATCCTGAAGTTGTCGCTTCTCAAGTTAGGCAGTTCTATGTATACCCGCCTGAATATTATTTGGTCGGTCGTATCCTTATTGAAGATGCCGAAATTGAACAAGCATCTGGCGATCTGCTAGACGACAAATTTCAAGACGGTCTTGAGCAAATGCAACGTCAGCAGGACTTGGTTTGGAAACGCTTAGTAGATGCTTCCAATAGCGTCTATAACGATAGTTTCCTCTTTAACACATTTACTCCTACTGTATATGCAAGTATGCAGAACCAAGTAATGCGTTGGGGGATTCCGGTCCATATGGCGATCATTAGCTTCGATATCTGGCCAGATATCATTGCTGATACAGAATTCAGCACATGGTTTGATCCCGTCAGCAAGCACGAAATCGTGTCAAATGGCTACCTTGGAAACATCCTAGGGACCCAGATTCACACCGATGGCTTCAGGTACGACACATTGAAAGTCCTTGAACCGGGTGAAGTATATTTCCTTGGCGCACCTGCTAACCTTGGAGCTATAACTCGTCGTAAGGATTTGGCAACGGCACCGATAAACCTTCACTTGTTAGGCCGACCAGAAAGAGGTTTCTTTCTAGAACAAATTGAAGGCATGACTATCGTGAACCCAAGAGCCTTAGTTAAGGGTAGAAAGTTCTAATAACCTATAAATACTAGGTTAATTCTAACCCACTCGACGAAAGTTGAGTGGGTTTTTTTCTAATGGTGGTACTTATACTTAAGTATTTGATTAATTATGCCGATACTTGTAACGTATACTGGTTAATAGGGGAACCTAAACTTTATTGGGAAATAAATATGGAACAATTTTGTACAGCTTGCAATACAACACACGATTCCCCTAAATGGTATAACAACAAAGAAAATAACGGATCAATATGTAAAAAATCCTACCTTAGAGAATACTATAAAAACAATGGATCTACTATCAACTCCGAACGCAGAAAACGATACCAAGAAGATCCTGAATACAGAAAAGAAACTAATGAGCGCAATAAGGAAAACGATAAGCTAAGAAGATCTTCTGGTTACGTTAGAATAAGAAAACCCCGCAGCGAGTGGACTGAGGATGAAAAGCAACAGGCTAAAGAAGCCAAACAAAGATACAAAAAAAATCATCCCGATAGAGTAATCGAACAAAATAAAAAACAACATGCAAAACATTATCGGGAAAATATTGAAGCATATGCGAAGAAAAACCCCGAAGCTAGGGATACTGCTGAATACCAATACTCTTATCTTGTATCCAACTCAAAAAGAAGAAAAACTACTGTAGAAATCACGTTTGAACAATTTAAAGACAAGGTTAGTCTACCTTGCAATTACTGTCACAGAGATTCAAAATTAGGTATTGATAGATTGGATTCCAGTATAAGAATTTATAACGATTCAAATACTGTACCATGCTGTAGTATATGTAATTATCTCAAAGGAATCCATTTAACAGAGGAAGAAACCCTTTATGCAATAATAGCTTTAAATAAGTACCTATGCGATAAAAAAGTTCCCGACAAAATTAACTTCGCTATGGGTTCTACGAATTCAAAACTATCTGTAAATGATCTTTTTGTAAAATTCAACATTACTTGTCGTATTCGTGGTATTGAATCAAGTTTAACTAAAAAAAACTTCTCAGTATTGCTCAAACAACCTTGTTTTTATTGTGGTGGGGTGAATACGGGGCTAGATCGCTTGGATAACAAAGACGGCTACCACATTTACAATTGTGTTCCTTGTTGCGGTGTTTGTAATCGAATTAAAGCAGATATATTTGATCTTGAAGAAACATTTGTAATGATCAATATGATTCAAAAGATAAGACTGTTTTATTCTAACAAAATGGAAACAACTAAAAAGTTATGTGTTGTTTGTGGTACTGAGGAAAATCCCAAATGGATAAAACACCCAACAGCCGAAGGATATCTATGCGGTAACCATTATAAGGATATATTTTCCCAGATTAACGATCATTACTATACGCAATTTGATGTTGAAACCATCTACAATAAATACTATGAGAACATACTTAATAGGACAAAAAACCCCCGTAAAAAAGACTATGTAGCGAGAAACAGTCAAGATGTATATGAGAGATATAAACAGATTATAGAATCACGCCAAATGGAATTATTAACAACCTATGAAGATTATATGTGTGGTAGGGAAAAACATAAACTTCTAACTATCAAATGTAATAAGGATCATGTATTCCAAAGGGATTGTACTAGGGTTAAACAAATATCTACTTGCCCTAATTGTGTTGGCGTGGCTAATAAAGGTGGTGCATTCAAAGAAAAGATACTAACCAGTGGATGGACATATGTATCTGGGGGATATATAAACAAGCAAAGCATATTAACGGCTATGTGTGAACATAGTTGTGAAACAACTAATAGCTATAATTGGCTTAGAAGAAATTCTTGCAAATGCTTATCCCCTAAAAAAACCCACAACAGAGATTAGCCTGTGCATCTGTTCCGGTGTTAGTACATTGCCTTTAATTTGATTGCATGGTGGGCAACAAGATACCGAATTATCTTCGGTATAACCTAGTTCTGGAATCTTCTTATCGATACCGTAACCTGTACCAACATTATTTGTACCACAATAGTTACAAGGTGTACCTATTATCTCTCTATATTGATCAAACGTCAAAGTCAGGAGTATATTCTTTTTAGCTGAATATTTTACTAGTCGCCCCCATCTTTTCCGCAAACTTGAGTTGTTACTGGAAACATACAAACTAAATTTAAATGGTGTTACTGGATCGATTTCGCCTTTTTCAATTTTCCAAAATAGTATCAATTCTTCTGGATGTAACAAATCACGTTTGATGGTGTTACAACGAAGACAACATGGAACGCAATTTTCCTTTGTATAACCTTTATAAGAATCTAAACGATCTAGGTTGGGTGCCGTTGGGCTTAATGATTCATTACAATAAAGACAAGCACCACTACTTCTGATATCAATAACATCTTGTAATGTGAGTTCAAAAGGAATATTAGAAATCTTAGCCCTTCGTTTAAGGTAGGTATACTGCCTACTTGGTGTGGATGCTAAATTACGAATACGCTTTTTTTGCTGTTCTTGATTGTTGTCATAATGACGCTTATTTCTAATACGGTTTTTTTCTTTAGCTCGTTCTGTTTGGGCGTAGTTACTTTTTATTTCCTTTATTTTATCTTTATTGTACTCCCTATATCTATTTACCGAAGCTAAAATTTTGGCACGATGTTCTGGATCATTAGCATATCGTTCCCTAGCTTTTTTATTTTTGGTATCATTTGACACTTTCGCACATACCCAACAACTCATCCAGCGTAGTAGCTGATATTTTACGTTCCCAGTAAACCCTTACATCATATGTAGCGCACAAATTAGATTTTTGTATCTTAGGTAATGTCTTTTCAAGCCAGTATTGTTTTGACTTTGGGTGTGCACCCTTTGTTTCAAGTATTATATTGTGATCGGGGAGATAGAAATCGGGGTGCCAAGTATACCCGCCTAGATTACAAGCAAGCCCCTGAAAAACAAATTTTACACCTATCTCTGTTAGGAACCTGTACATGTTTAACTCAAATCTTGAACCGAACCAAATACCATCTAACCAAAAACCTATATTATTAGATTTTTCTTTCTTGGTTTTAATGCTATGTCTTTCTTCTTCTGTTTTAAGCCAATAACCCTTTTTCCACTTCAAGATACCTTTATCAAAATGATCTTTAGGTAATTTTGTTCTTGCTATCCTAGCCTTTTCTTGGCACCGGGTTTGAAATGATTCCCAAGTATCTTTATCAGCCATCTTTATAGCAAGTGTGTTTTTCAATGTGTTCTTTTGCTTTACTTTTGTTTTTTCCTTATCTTCTTTAGTTTTAGCTGCTAGTTTTTGTTTTATTTTAGCTATGCGATCCACATCAGTTTCAAGGGATCGTATCTTCTTTTGTTGTTCTGATTTCTTTTTCTTCGTGTTGGGATCTACACATTGACGATCACCTACTTTAAGGGTGACACCTGCATTAAACAAAAACAACCTTATTGTTTGTAATTCCTCTTTGCTTGGATTTAAACCTAACGATAAGCACAAAGATTTTGTTGCACTGCTTGTCTTGTATTTTTTTCGACTAACTAATAGTGCTTCATCGTATCTTTGTTGGAGTTCTTCAACAGGTATTTCTTCAACCACCTTCATTTTTACTTACTTATTTTCCTTGTATAATTTTTCTTTTAATTCATCCCAACTCTTAGAAAATTCATGGTCCATGAAAGCATCTTTTAATCCTGTAGATTGTTTCATCTTCAAAACTTCTTCGATACTCATACCTAGGTACTTACAGATATCTGGATCAGACATACCGTTCTTGGATAAGGTTACGACTATGGTGGCATCACCATCGATCTTATGGACACCACGTGCTCGGTTAAATTGCACAGTAGCCGTCATTCGTTCATTGATGTGATGCTTGAGTACAATGACAGGACAAGTTTCAGATTTGTATATGTCCCGCAAAATCTTATATCTGTGGTAACCATCTATAATTATATATTTTTTAAGAACATTATCTGCGATAACTACCACAGGGTAACAGAAACCATTTTGATCAATGGATGTCTTCAGTAACTCCATATTAACTTGGGGTACGCTATTTGGGTTATAACTGTTTGCTTCTATCAAATCAATATCAACCATCTTAATTCTACGGCAGTTAAATTCTACTTGATAACGATTACCGTATAACTCCTTTAATTTATCTCCCACATGCTCATCATATCTTATGCGTACTAAGGTATACCCATTAGCTATAGCCCATTCTGTCTTTAACAAATCTCGCTTTTTTTGTTCTGCAAGAATAAATTCTGCTTCCGTTATTAGCATATCCCCACGGACAATAGGTACAAAATGTCCTTCACCGTCATACTCAATCAAGATGCGATCATCGGGAATATAGAAATCAAAGGGTAATGGCAAAACATTTCGACAATCTGTAAAACTATGCTGTTCTTTGAATTGGATGCCATGCAATCTAAGCCAATGTCGAATAAGGGCTTCCCCTTTAGATTGATTACCGTTGCATTTGGCGCACCCATGACCTGCTAAAAAACTATAGGGGAGTATCTGAAAATCTCCGTGTTTTTTGCAAACTATGGTTACTTTTGTTTTAGCGTTTATGTAATGAAATTTAGATAAATCATATTCGTCACCATGAACATATCTCATACGTCTTAAGTATTCTTCGTCACTAACAATCGCACGACCGGAACAAGCAGCACACCCTTTTCCAGATAAATGGTCAGAAGGTATCTGTTGAAAAAAACCATGATATTTACACCCAATTAAAATCTTTGTCTCACAGTTAACATAGTCAACTTTGGAATAATCATATCTAGCACCATGTACGGATTTAGCTTCCTCTATAAACTTATCCGTAGTCTTTTGATACAAAGTACGCTTGCGCTCCATCCTACAACTAGGACACCCGTTGTACTTAAGATGATTGCCGTAAAGCTGTAAAAACACCCCGTGTTTTTTACATATGATTTTTACCTTTTTGTTACTGTCAACATACTCAAATTCCGAATAATCAAATGTATCACCATGCTTCTCTTTCGCCCGTTTTAGGGCTTCTTCATTCGTCAGTTTATTCACAATAAGTTCTTTCCAGAATACTTTAGTAATTTATATTAATTTTATTATCAATAGTTTTACTAATTATAACAAAACCCCATTAGATTTGATTTTTTCTAATAATTCATATCCAATTTTAGATTCTTTAAAATACAATCTTTTAAACCAAAAATCATTTTTTTCGATAGCACTCGAAATATACTGCCAGCTTATATACTCCCTACCTTTGTTTACAGTGCTATCTGTAATATCTTGGTTGTACTTGTTCTTGTGGTATCTCAACGTAACTTCGATCTTATCTGCATACCAGCGAGCTACATCAATATTGATAAGAGAGATAGATTCAATTAAAAAGCAACAATATTGTTCCCAAGTCATATGCTTTGGTTTACTAGTTTTAAGGTGACCTAACAATTTTGTCTTAGCGTACAGGGAACCAAAATTAGCACCGGATACTCTGTTTAAAAGTTTTTCCCATGTTTCCGGTTCTGTCTTAGCAAAAAGATGTAACCCTTTACGTTGTTCAATTCCAAAAGGCTGGCATATCCGCATATCAACAAAATTCATACCACTTTTATACATGTGCTCATATATCTGGTTATACTTGAGATCAAGTTTTTGGATACATGCCCAGATATCGGCAAACGACCAATCTAACAAAGGGAAAAACCTATAGATGTGTTTGTTCCCAGTTGTATTTTCCGATTGATGTAGCGACCAGCGATATC